TTATGACATCGACAAGAGACATTTCAACTCCGTGCTCTTCCGAAAGAACAAGGACGACTTCGATAATATAGAGAATGAAAGTGCCAGGTGGTTTGACAAGCTTGGCAAATACAACAAGTCGAAGGATGACATGACGTGGAACTTCAAGACGGGTGCGAAAATGTCGTTCGACACTTTCGATATGGACTGGAAGGACTTTGACGCAAAGTACAGGGGACAGCAGTATGCATACATCGGCGTAGACGAGCTGCCTCAGATGCCGTTCGAGTACCTGAAGATACTCATGGGTAGTAATCGAAATACGGTCGGAGTCCGCTCACGCATACTTGGCACATGCAACCCAGACCCGCTGTCATGGCTGCGCGTGTTCATCGACTGGTGGATCGGGAAAGCGGATACCGTCTACTCCGATGGTCTGACGCATCCTGAGAGAAAAGGGCTGCCGATACCAGAGCGTGACGGTGTTATACGTTACTGCTTCATGGGAACGGCAGAGTCGGTTGACGGAATCGTATGGGGAGACACACCCGAAGAGGTCTATGAGCAATGCCGTTCGGAGATTGATGCACGCTGGGATCCGTCCCTTGAGGAATTCGGCTATGACAAGATGACGTTCGCCGTCAAGTCGGTTACGTTCATAAAGGCATCAATCCAGGAAAACAAGGCGCTATTAAAGAACGACCCTGGCTACATTGCATCAATCCTAAACAAGTCACCAGAAGAGGTGGCAAAGGAATGGGACGGTAACTGGGATGTCATCAAGACCTCAGACGATATGATACAGCCGTACCACATGGAAAAGATATTCGGCAACGCCAAGATGATTGGCGATGGCATCAGACGCGCCACCTGTGACGTGGCTGGCGACGGTGGTGACAACTGCGTAACATGGCTGTGGATAGGATGGCATGTGGCTGACGTGTTCGTATGCAGACGCGACCTCTTCGCCACACCGACGCTTATCGGTGCAAAACTGCAGGAATGGGGGGTGCTGGAACAGAATTTCGCCTACGACCTCAACGGAGTCGGTCAGGTGCTCAAAGGGGCATTCCCACGTGCCGTGAAGTTCAACAACGAGGAGGCAGTTGACCTCAAGTTCAAGTATATGTACAACAACAAGAAGTCCCAGTGCGCATACAAGTTCGCTGAGAGGACGCAGCAGGAGGGGTGGAGCATAGAATACTCGTTGCTTAACAGGAAATACAAGATGGGAAAAGACTTGCGCTACCTCCGTGACATACTCCAGATAGAGCGTAAATGCGTCAAGCAGGACATGGGTAAGGCCGACAAGGGATGGTGTATAATATCAAAGGACGTCATGAAGAAAAGGGATTGTGTAGGACATTCACCTGACTTCTTCGAGGCTCTTTTCATGCGCGAGATTTTCGACATCAAGTCAACGTCTGTCAGCATACCGCCGTTCCTGCAGGGGAGAACGCTGCACAGAAGGAAAATCTCTTCGATGAGAATCATCAGAACATAAAATATCGACAAAAATGGCAACACAAGTGAATCTTCTTAGAGGGCTGCTCACTAAACGCCCGTTCTACCGCACAAGTCCCATGTCTCTCGGCATCAGCGGACGCGAACTGGTCAATGTCGCCGAAAGGAGCATGACGGCTGACAAGTTGATACGCACGGAGGTTACGCAGGCCGACTTCATCAGGGAGCTTGACACCGACTCGCACGCCATCAACAACCGCGAGCTGTACAAGGCCTACATGGAGAAGGACGAGGACGGGAAATACTATGAGGTGGACATCCCGCGCTACGCCTTCCCCTTCCAGCAGGAAATACTCGACGACCGCCTTGCGCGTCTCACGGGCAACGACATACAGTTCGACCTCGCCGACATTGACAAGGGCGACAAGGGCTACGAGACCTATGACCAGTTCAAGGCGGGGTGGGCAGACAAGGGCATGGAGCGTGCGTGGCACTTCCTCGCCAAGTCCGTACTCTCAACGGGTGACGGGGCCTTCGTCGGAATCCTCGACAATGGCCAGTTCTACTGGAAGGTTTTCTCGTTCACTGACGGCGACGTTCTCTTCCCACATTACAACAAACTGACGGGGAAGTTGGAGGTATTTGCCCGTCTTTACCAGAACTACGACGAGCAGGGCGTGACGCGCAACTACATAGACGTGTGGGATGACACGCACTACTTCCGATTCATCGACAAGTCGGAGAAAGGCGGTGAGAACAGTGAGGCGGGACAGCAGAAGGTCGGCGACTTCAACGTGGACGGCTTCACGCTGGAGTTCAGCAAGCCGCACGGCTTCAACCGAATACCCGTAGCCTACAAGCGCAACGACGCAGGCCCGTGCTGGGCACAAGTACAGGAACTCATCGAGCACTATGAAAGCGCGTTCAGCCGCCTCGCACAGAGCAACCATGCGTTTGGATTGCCCATCATGTATTTGCAGGGAGAGGGGAAGGAAATGGAAGAAATCGCCACGTCGGACATGTCCTACGCTGCCAAAATCCTTCTTATACCAACCGATGCTAAGGCAGGTTTCCTCGAGAGACAGGATGCTTCTGGCGCATACAAGACAGAACTCGACGAACTCAGGAAGAAGATATACGAGGGCGCGATGGTCGTCAAGGCTCCTGAACTGAAATCAGGCGACACACCAGCAGCAGCAATTAAACTCCTATATTCTGACTCCTACAACAAGGCCCTCCTCGAGACCCAAGAATACGACGAGGTCTTGCACGACATCGTCGACATATTCAAATGGGGATATGGAATAGAGTCAGAACAAAGGCTCTCATTTGTCAACACAAGGATAGTGTTCTACGCAAGGCCCTACATTCCCATAAATGATACAGAGTGTACTACAAACCTTTCCGTAGCCGTACAGAACGGATTCTGCTCGAAGCAGACGGCATCCGAGAAATTCTACTTCTCCACGCCTAACGAGTGGGATAGGATACAAAACGAGAAGCACGACGAGGATATGTATACACTTCTTCTTGAAGAGCAGCGTCTCGAACAGCAGAACGATGCAAATGTCGAGATGCAGGAAGAGATTTCAGACATACAGACCGAACAGCAGATTGATGTCATCAAGGCACAGGCTGCTGTTACTAATGATGATGAAAAGAAAACGCCGAAAGCACGTACTCGAAAAGGGAGCGTAAACACGGGACGCGGAAAAGGAAGACCACGGACGGTAAATACTGACAAATGGGGCAATAGACAGAACGAAAACAACTGGAACTCCTGGAACCAGTCACATTAAATATACAAGTTAGCGGAATGAAAATAATCCGCTAACTTCTCATTAGAATGGAAATATGGCAGAAGACATACAGATTCAACTTTTAGACATCTACCAGCCGATTTCGGATGAGGACATTCATTCTGGAAAACGGTTCGTGCTCCGAAGAGAATCGGCAGCAAATGGCCTCGCCTCTCTCGTCGATGGAATACTCTCAGACGCTGCAGCAAAGATTACGCAGATAGCGTACAGGTACGGTATAGACCCGATGAACTTTGAACTCTCACCGACATACAACGAGGATATGTTCAAGGAAGTCTCAACCGTGCTAGACGAACTTGAAGACGAGATACTTGACCTTATCTACGACTACTCCACACGATGCACCAAGGATGAGAAGAAGAAGCTTTGGCTGCTTCCGTGGATTCTCGCACTTGGAAAGAACGGGAAAGGACTGAGGCAGACACTAGAAGACCGCCTGTGGATGTTCTCAAAAGACATAGAGGCCATGATAGCTGCTGCAAAGACCGCCAAGATGGACGTGACAAGAGCCATATCCGTCATCAGGAGCAACTTGCATACGGCCTACAACATGCCAGGTATGCAGGCAGCATTCGCCAATGCATCACTTTATAAGGCACGATACATAAGGACACACGGCGTGAAGAAAGGACGTCGCGGCAGCTCAAACTCAGAGGCCAACAACATCATCCGCTTCGGGAAGATGACAATACAGATGGCATGGATGCATTACCATCACAAGCTGTACGAGGAGCAGGGAGCTGCGGGGTACTATGTTTTGAGAGGTTCGGCATACCCTTGTGACCTATGTAACTCAAAGGTCGGATTCCACACGATTGAAGACACAGAAGGCTATCCGCCTTTCCACTACCACTGTGTCTGCTATACCGTGCCAATATTCAAGGTTTAACGTTAACATAGAGAAAATATGGAACTATCATCAGCTAAAATGAAGGAGGCGAAGTCTCTCGGCGTTTCAATGTCGGAACTTATCTTCGCCGACCTTATCTCACTCGGCTATGCGGCCAGTGACGCTTATACCATAGCCTACCCTGAGGATATGGGTTCGAACATGCAGAATATCAGGAACAACAGGGAGCGTGTACTCAGGAAGACCAGCTTCCAGAACCTCTGTGAGGAACGGCGTAAGAAGAACGCCATGCGCCTGCAGTACTCAGGTGATATTTCGGAGCTTGAGCTTATCGACAACGAGACGGCAGCGAAGGAAATCCTGAAGATCGCCCGTCAGATGCCGGAGAACTCCAAGGAGCGTGGCGAGATGTTCATGAAATACGCCGACCTGACGAGAAAGAACGACCAGAAGACGGAGGATGTAGCGGAATCCATCAATTTCTACTTCCCCCTCAAGTGTCACCAGTGCCCGTTCCTCATAGCGCACAACGACTGGATGCGGGAGAACAACAGGAAGAAGGGAGAAGAGATAAGACCTGTCGAGATGGAGGCTATAATACGCGCCGCGTGGCCTATCATCGAGAAGGCAAGGAAAAAGGCGGGGAACTGAAATCCTCGCCTTTACTGTTAACCTAACCTATATATACTATGACTCCACATCAGAGTCCGAGAGTATCGCCACAGCCTGTTCAGCGATATCCTCCTGATGTTCGGAAGCCTCGGTAGGCTCATTCTGCTGAATATGCTCATCATATCCCTTCCGCCATTCGAGGAACTTGTCTGCCAGATCCTTCACGTCCTTCATGAAGTCCTTGTGCTCCTTGCTCTTCTTGTCCAGCAGCGTAGGGTGTGCATAGACGGTGGCACAAAGCTCAAGGGCGCGATGGTAATAGCCGTTGACGATGCTCGACGAATAGAGCATGTTGGAGATGGTTGTCGTGAGCACCGCCTCACCCTGGAATCTCCGCTCCACATCATCGGACATATAGTCGCCGTAGGCCACGCACAGCCAGCCGTACATCTCCAGAGTAGACGGTATGCGCGTCATCCATGCACCGTCGAGCGTCGATATATGCAGGACACCCAGCTCCATGTCACCTGTCTTGTAGCGCGAGCGCCACAGCTTGTAGTTACCCACCCTTACGGCCTTGCCGAATGGTATCGCCGCGTTATTTGCCTTCTTTTTCTCCATACTTCGCCAGTTTATCCAGTTTTTTGACATATCCGGGCTCGTATATCAGCTCTATGAAGTTGTTGATGATGTCTATGACAACGCTCATCTTCTCCTCAAGGGCGTCTACACGGGCCTTTATCTCATCAATCGTGCTCATTTCCTTGACTTTTTAGGCCGTCCTCCCTTCTTCTTGGGCTTCTCGGCAGGTGAAACGTCATCATCCACAACAGGGGCCGGCCCTTCGTCCTCTGAGGGCTCTTCATCAGCGGAAAGCTGCTCGGATAGAGCCTTCGCCTCCTCCGTGAAGCCGTTGGCAATGAGCTGTGCAAGCCGCTCGTCCAACGGAAGGCCGTTTATCTCCTCAAGATTCTGCCGTCTCAGCTCCGCGAGATGTTCCTCGGCCATAC